AGAATCTGTTGTTGACAGTTTTTTAAATAACCGTAGAGGTGTAGTATCAGGAAACTCCGTAAGGGGTTTAGCTGAGATGGACTACATTAACGACATAAAAGATGATGCAGATAAAAAGGCTAGGGCTGCTAAAGCATACCAGTTGTATGAGAATATGGCTGGTATTTTTAGTAAAGAAACATCTATTGCTGAAAAAGCTGAAGGACTAATGGACTTTAGTAGAAGTGTAGTACTTGATCCAGTAAACCTTGTTGGTGGTTTAATTGGTAAAGCTGTTGCTGGTGGATCTCTTCGTGTAGGAACTAAAGGAGCACAAAGGGTTGCTCTTGAGGCAATGAAAAAAGAAGGTACAGAAGAAGCTGCTAAAAAAGTAGGTACTAAAGTATTTACTGATGGAGTAAAAGCTGCTCGTACTGGATCTAAAACTAAGATAGCTGCATACTCACAGAATGTATTAGGTAAAACTGCAGCACAAAGACTAGCTACTAGAGCAGCTATTACAGAGATAGGTGTTGTAACTAGTGTTGATGCTATGGTTGGCTCAGGTATGGAGTACCTGTATCAAGAGGGTATGGTAGATGTAGAAGCACAAGAAGATATTAGTTATTTATCAGTAGGTGTTGCTGCACTTGGTGGTATTCTTCTTGGTGGATTGCAAGCGGGATTAGTTGCTAGACGGGGTGTGTCGGATACAGCATTGCCTAGTACAGTACTACCTGAACCAAAAACTGAGGGTTTTGTTTCTGAGGTTTCTGAAACTATTGGTGCGTATGTAAATCAAGATAAAGTTAATGTTGGTAGAGATTGGAAAACAAAATTAAAAGGTGGTGCAGTACTATCTAAAGATAGTAAAGATTTTGGTGTAGAGTTTGTACAAAATTTATTGTTTGGTCATGCTGATGAAGAAGGCAATGTTATATTAAAAGGTATGACTCAGGTTGCATATGAACGTGGATTCGTATGGGCTAAACGATTTGAAGATGATAAGTTTAGTAACTGGATGGCAGACCTAATTTCTGAGGTAAGTAATAAAGAAGCTCAAGGACTATTACGTTCTATAGAAAAAGCAACTGGTAATAAAATTAAAGTTAAAGGTGAAGATGGAAAAGTAATACCTAGATCTAAGGTTACTGGTCGTGATATAGGCGATATTTTTGCGTATAAAATATCTCAAGTAGGTACTGCACTTGGTGCAACAGGTAACTCAGCTAGACAACTAGGTATGTCTATTAGTGATAAACAACTTAAAGATTTGTATGACTCTGCTTTAGATGGTGGGTTTGTAAAGGACACTAAAAAGAAACCTAAAGAACCTAGTAAGTTTATGGAAGGCACTGCTAAAGTTCAAAATAGATTAATAAGATTATTAGTTTCACACCCTTCTACCAGTGCTTTAAATGTAATTGGTTGGGGTGCGAACTCCGCATTACAAAGTGCATCAGATATGTCTGTAGCATTAATTTATGCAGGTAAAGGTACTCTGCAAAAGCTTATAGGAATGACAGAAGAAGGTGCTAATACACAAAGAATAGCTAAAGCACTTATTGAATCCAATGCCCAAAGAGTAAGATTTTTATTAGATGCTGACATGACTTACACTGCTTTTGAATCAGCGCTGCAAAGAAATTCTGAGGCATTGGAAAAATTAAACAGCGTACTTCCCGGTGGTGTAGAAAACACTAATCAACTTTTAACTGGTGGTAAATTTACCCCAGATCAAAAACTTGTTGGATTAGCTATAGATGAAAAAATTGACTTAATTCAAAGACTATCTTTAGTACAAGCACAAGATGCATTTACTAAGTCGCAAGAGTTTTTATTCCAAATGGATAAAAAACTTAGGATTGCTACAGGTAAAGGTTGGAATGATTTTTATCGGTCACAAAATATTGGAGACATGACACTTCAAAAATTTATGGCATCAAAAGAATATCGTGATATAGAAACTAGTGCTGTTGATGATACAATAGAAGCTATATTTTCTAAGTCTTACAAGTCTAGTGATGGCATAGGTAAACTTGCTGGTATGTTAGAGGACGCTAGAAATATGCCGGGTCTTGGTATGATAGTTCCTTTTGGAAGATTCTTTAATAATACTATAGGTTTTTTAGGTAAAAACACTACAGGTGTAAACGTTATTTTAAAAGCTGCAGGTAAGTATGAAGATATGTCTTACGAAGAAGCTATATCTAGGTCATTAGTTAGTGCTGGTATTATTTACACACTAGCACAACAAGAGATAGAAAATGTAAAGCAGGGTTTGCCTATGTATGCGGCTCAAGATCCTTTAACAGGTGAGGTCTTTAGTCAACAATATGACTTCCCTGTTTCAGCATACAAAGGTGCAGCAAGAATAATGGCACTTAGTTTAATGGGTGAATACCAGCAAGCAATAAAAGCTTTTGGTCAGTTTACTCAAGACTTTGGACTTTCAGGGTTACTTAGAAACTTAGATAAAACACAACGTGATACATTAGAAGCTATTAAATTTATGGCTGATCCTGAAAGAAGAGATGTAGTTAAAGGTATGGAAATAGTTGGCACTACATTAGCAACTCAATATGTTAATCCTTTGATCAGGCCGCTAGAACCATTGAATATTTTAGCTGGTGTTGCAAGAGGTGAAGATGCAGCACCAATTGACAGGGTTCAAAATAATAAATTAATTAATAATGCATTTCGTTATGTAGATAATATCATTCCTCTGTTTACAGGTAAACCACTAGCAGATCCTAGAGAGACTGCAGCAGGTGGTAGGGCTGATATACAATCAACTAAAGTATTGGGTGCTAGAATCATTAGGCTTACTGACACACAACGTGTGATGAATAAAATGGGTCTTAGAGATTTTGATTTAAATACTGCTAAGAAGATAAGAGATCAAGCACCGAAAGCAGCTAATGCTCTTAATGGTATCGTGTTTGATATTATGGAAGCTGAGTCTAGCCTACTATTAGAAAGTAATTGGTTTAATAAATTAACTCAACAACAAAAACTAGATCATTGGAATGGTGATGTTGTACCAAGAGTAAAAGATTTAGCTAAAACATTTTTAAGAATGCAGTACTCTGGTCCTGAAGAAGTAATTTCACTGCAATACGACATAACATCTAAGTATCCTAAGAAAGGTATTCAAAAAGCAGTAAAAGAATTAGGCTTAGGTGAAGTAGAAGACTTAGAACAAAACGAGTTATTTATTTTACAACAGTATTTAAATACTGAAAAGTCACTAAGAGATCTATCAAGATTCCAAAAGATGACAGAATAAATAAGGGGGCAAAAGCCCCCTTTATCTATTCTACATCATCGTCTAGCATATAGTCTGCCCAATCATATGCTTCACGTTTTATATCAGCTTTATGTACATGACCCGGAGATCTAGACAACAATGCCGCCATTGCTTGACCAGCCATAAATCTACGTGCAGTTAGTGGCTTGGTTTTAGTTGGCGGTTTTCTATTTTGTTGTCTGTATTTTTTAGCTTCCTCTTCTAGTTTTAATTTTCTGCTCATTTAGTTTTACCTTTTCAAGGTTATAGAAATAGGCTTTATTAAAGCCCATCTCCCAATCCCTGTTTTGTTTTGTATTTTTAGAGTAAGGATTACCCAACTTACCAGTTTTAAAAGCTCTCATACCTTCATCATACGGTTTCATTTATGAATCTCCTTCATAGTTTCCAACATTTTTCGTAAGTACCATTCAGCTTTTTCCATATCCTCAACAGGATTACCTTTATATCCATGTCGATGTTGATATTTAATTAAGTTACCATGACAGTAACCTTTAAACTCTTCTGGTGTTAAAACCTGTTTGATGTAATCAATACACTCCACTCCATTGCCTAACTTATAATGCGCTGGATTGTTTACTGGATCATTATTCATTTGATTTCCACTAGCTCTGCTTCTGTGTAAGGGATATGATAGAATGTTTCATGCTCTGGCATTCTATAGTTTGGACCTTTTGGTTTTTGAATGCAAGCATCTGTCATTTGAGTACCATTAATTTTCCATGCTTTATTATAACTCCTATTGAATACAAAGAAATTCAAGTTGTTTAAATTATCTTTATACTTTTCTACTAGTCTTCGTTTACGTCCGGGTATTCTAACCTCTGCCCAATGGGTAGGCCAATCACCATTCCATTGTGCCTTACGTTCAGCTTCATGGTAGTAAGTAACCCCATCTTTTTCTGACTTAACATCTGCATAGTAATCTTCAGTAGAGCTAAGGATAGTGTGACCTTCAGCTTCTAAGTACTTGATAAGTGCTTCTTTAGATGGTGTGTCAACTTTGTCATAGACTTTTTTTCTGAAAGGTCTTACATATACATCCATGATGTACTCCTTTGTAGTGAGATTTGAATTATATACTCTTTGGTATTTCGAAGCAATAGGTATTTGCAGTCGCATCTGGTGATGGTTTAGTACTCATCAATCTTTCTTCCATCGCTATTGCTACTTTCATACATGTATTGTAATCAGTAAATAGTGAGTGAAAAGCTTGAACTTTCATGTTACCTTGAAAGCTCATGATGAGTACTAAAACATACACTAGAACAAACCTGAGACTGTATCCACTACCAGTGGGATAACAAAGTCTGCTAACACTACTACACCTGCTATTGCTGTTATAACTTCAAACATATTTTTCTCCTTATGTTATGTCTACCATTTCACAAACATCACCTGTACAGGCCATTGTTTGCATTGATACCGTGTTATCTTCTTTTTCGTACTCTGAAAGTTTTGACCAATCAATAGATTTAGGCATAGTCAATAGTACATTGTTGTAAGTATTACTGTCAACCTCTTGATAAGGTGCTTGCTGATAGGTATGCTCATTGTATGGTAGAAATGACACACCTGACATTTCATCAAAGTGTTTATAAACAAACGCACCTACTTCAAACCACTCATCCTTACGTACATTTATTGTTACGCTAGGTTTATGTTCGCACCATGAACGTTGATAAGCCAACCAAGTTTCAAGCTGCTCAATGGCTGATACTTCTTCTGTAACGACAGCACTGACAGGTGATTTTTGTGGGAAACTAAACACTGTTGTTTGATCTGGCTTCATAACACAAGGCTCACTGGGAATGCCTTGATCTATCATAAACTGTGTTAGTGGATCTTTATTATCACCACGGACAGTACGGATATAATAGGGACTGTGACGAGCATGTATGCCACTGGCACTATCCACCAATTGTGAGACCGTGCCCGAAGGCTTGACGCATGTAATTGCAGCAGCAACAGGTATACCAAGACGGTCAGCCCATTCAGCATTAGTAGATACACAAATCCCACGAAGGTGTTCAAGAGTCTTCTCCAATCCTTTGTTACTTAGAGTCATCAAAGGGTTGTCCATTATCCCTGTGAGTGACACACCAAGCAGTCGTTCTTCTTCTGTATTTCTAGACCACACCTTTCGCAAGTAGGGGAACTTAGTGTATGTAGATTGGACAGTTCCCAAAATTGTTGCCAGACGGACCTTTCGTTCAAGATCCTCCACACTGTCTGTGGCACGGACAACAACCTCTGTAAGATTACAGAATTGATATGGACGAAGGATAATTTCACTGCAAGGATTAGTTCCGAACTCATAGTCTGGATTACGTCTACCATTTTTAGCAGCTTGGACTTTACTTGCTTGACGATTGAATACACCACGTTCTCCACTTCCTGATTCTACTAATGCCATCCACTCTCGCATAAAGGATACAGCATCTGGCTTCTCTGTATAGCTCACAGAGTTATTAGCTAAGGCACGTTGTGGGTCATTCTCCCACCATGCACCTGACTTAGCATGACGCATACGATCATCACTGAGATTACTCAAAGAGATCATAGCTGACCTACGTACACCACCTACTACAACTACCTCACCGATCTTACACATAATGTCATGGCACTCAATGCTAGATAGCTTACGTCCTTGTGCAGATTTAAAAGTATTAATTACAAAATTAAATAGATCCACTAAAGGTGCTGGGCCAGAGGCTCTACCACCAAACGTCTTTAGTTTAGCACCAGCAGGTCTAACTTTAGATACATCCCACTTAGGAATCTCACCACTATAAAGGAGTGCAATTAATTGTCGAAGACCCTTAGCCCAAGCTTCCTTGGAGTCGCCAACAACAACAGTAGTCTCACTGTCGAACAACTCAGGAATTTCTGGGAGCTTACTGATGAACTGCCTCTCAACACTGAACCCGACACCAGTACCACACAAGAGGACAAACATAGCCTCATCGAAGGACTTAGGGTCATCTACGGGTAAATAACTGCAGTTATACATACAAGTGTTGTCACGATTAGCAGCAGGGCCAGCAGTCATCATTGCTCGCATGGAGGGCATAACCTCTAATCCAAGAATAGCTTGTTCAATGTCGTGAGCAACATTAAAGTTATATTCACTATCACCACTGTTAACTACAGGCTCAACTACGTTATTCATATAACGATCTACTGTTTCATCCCAAGACTCCCTTCGTCCTTCGTCTTCAAGCCATCGTGCATATCGTGATGTATGGATAAATGATTGATAGTCTGTTGGTAGGTAGTTACTCATCTATTATCTCCGCTTCCCTTTAATACACCACGTTGCTCTCTGTCATCTAGCTTTGCCATGTTCATCTCCATAACTTTACGTAGATTACCACCGAAGATATTTGCCAAAGCCACTGTGTAAAACAACACATCACCTAACTCTTTCAATATATCTTCATCACTAAATTTATTCTTGTCCCGAAAGAGTTTCTTTATCTTTTCAGATACCTCACCTGCTTCACCAGCAAGGCCAAGAGTATTTTCTATCAGACGATCACGCCCTTTAGTTAATATCTTGTCCTCTACAAACTGGCTATAAAAACGAACAGGATCTTTCTCGTAGTCTGGACTATTTTGAAACATATCAAAATAGCCAAACGCTTCTAGATCACTCCGATTTATCATCCTCATCACCTTCCAATGATTGTTTCAATTCATTTGTTTTCATCTGTTGAATTGCATTTACACATTGGATCATGTGGTTTAAAAGATTTGCAGAGTTAGAACCTAAATTTAAAATATTTAGGATCTCTTTCTGTTCATCATTCATGTCTTCGATTTCATATTCTTTATCGTCTAGTGTTAGTTTAGTCATCTGTTTTTACCTCACAGTTTATTACAGTTATATCGTCTAAGTCATACAGGACATCCTGTATTAGTTCTTGAATCACATTCAGATTATATCTTGGATCTGACTCAAAAAAGTTTGCATCTGGTTCTACCTTTATATTGACAGTAACCTCATATCGGAAACCCCTAGTTATACTCATCTAAAACCCCATGTCAATCTTCCATTTTAATTTCTATAGGTTCAATATTTTTTGAAAAATATTTTACCATTTCATAAGCATCGTTAAAGCTATCAAAGAAATATTCTATATCTTCTACCTTACCATCTACCTCTACCTTACATAGGTTGTAATGTACATCATCTAAATCAGGATGCTCTAAGGGATATGGACCTGATATGACATCCCAAATTTTAACTGGCTTATCTCTAAGATCACTGTTTACCATCTTTATTCCTAAGCAATTTTATGTAGTGATCTAGCTCAGTTACTACTAACCATTTCTGTCTATCTGAACGATAGAAAACTACAGGTGGATTATCTGTGTGATTGTCTGCTTGTGACATCCAAGCATAGACTGTTTTAAGTGCTGACTTTCTCCTTTTAACTTCTATTGATATAGGTATTAACTTACGTGCTGCTGGTGACAATTGTATATCTGCACCAGTATCACCCATGACAGTTGACTTTATATCATCAGGCTCAAGTTCAGGAAATGCTTTTAGTAAAGCATCCCTGATTTCTTGCTGGCCTAACCTGCCTTTCTGCTTACCTTGTTTACTCAATCTATTAACTCAGGTACTTTTGGTTTCTTAACCACATCAATCAAGTACTCCTTACGTCCACCAGCATATTGAAACACTCTTGCTTCAGGCCAACATGTCTTACGGTATTCACAACCAGAACAAGCAAAAGATAATTTAGTATTTTCAGATGTGTCTGACTGAGGTATAGGTGCTATTCGTTCCTCTGGTATATCTCCAGACACAACCTCTTTTACTTTTTTAACTTCTTGTTCTTTATTTTTTAACTCTTCAGTAAAGTCGTATGTATCTAAACAAAGTTCAAAGTTATCTTTCTGTACGACAAGGAAAGCACCACGTTTTTTATCTGTTACAAGTGGATCATCTTTACCTGCATATACATATGAACTTAACTGACTGATGTAACCATAGGGATCGTCATCACGTAGTACATGATTTTTAAATTTCTGCATTCCATAACGTGACGCAGACTTAACATCTACTGTCACACCATCAATGACCGCATCCCTGTGACCTTTGATACCGTGAACAGACAAACGATCCTGTTCACCTTGAACATCATGTCCTGCTGCCTTAGCTAAGGCAAGCAGTAGAGTTTCTAAAAGATCCCCGTAAAAGAAAAGACCAAGTAACTGAGGCTTTAATGGTGCAGCTTCTTCTGTTTTATTTATTCTATACCAAGTCTTTCTTTTACAGGGTGAACCCACAGAGGATAAACTTAAATATCCTCTGGGTTTCTGAGGTTCCTTAAACCTATCGTGTGCAACATCAGCTATACTACGTGCTAAGTATTCCGTAATTGTTCTATCCCACCCGCCCTTTCCTTCAATTACAGAATAAATATCTTCAACTAACGTATTTATATTAGGCATAACCTACTCCTTAAAACGGGATTTCTTCTGATGCAAGCTCAACATTATTAGTTTGTGCAGCGACTACACTACCTGACGTAATATCTTTAGTAAAAGGATCTGGGCCAGACATACCTGATGCACCATCGTATGATACATGCTTCATTACCTTAACACGTTCAAGTCGTGTAGTAACAGTGCTGTACTGTTTGTTCTTGTAGACATCTAGTTCTACCAGAACTTCAGAACCATTGCCGATAGGCCCATCAGCTTCAAAATCCCAGACAGTACCATCTGGTTTGTACACTGCAGGTGCTCCACCATCCCAATCATTGGGGGTATCAAACTTACGTGTAAACTTAAAGGCACGGCCTCGTCCTTCTGGATCATCCTTACCTGATGACATGCAGCCAGCAGCTTTAATACGTGCTGTATTGTCCTCGTCAAGAATCATCTCAATCGTACAGCGTCCATCAGTGTCACGCCACTGCCCTTGATAACCCTCAAGATCACGGTTTTGTTCAAATACTTTTGCCCATTGAGCAATACCTGTTACTGTTATTTTAGCCATTTGCTAACTCCTTTAAAGACTAGAATTGAATTGTAGCATGTATTAAAAAGAACATGCAAGAACTTTTTTAATGTATCTCGGAATATTTATTTCCGAACTGTACATCTATACCTAGATCAACATTAAGTTTTAACTCCTTATTCAATTTATTAATAGCAGACACAAGTTTAAGTTTGTGTTGTTGTTCGTCACCTTTTTTAACAAGGTTAATTGATTCATCGTGGAACTGACCTACAATATTTGGTCTTGCCATACGATAGTAAGCTACCCACTTATCAAAACAGTAAGCACCTGTAGATTGATTGAGTGTAGAGAATACATCCTTCTCATATCGAAGAGTATGCCAGAACTTACTGACAGGATTTTGTACCCACATTTGTCCATTGATAAGCTTTACTTTCTTTAGGTTGTCTGCAGCAAACTCTGCGACAGACCAGTTACGTTCCCAGTATGCATTCAAAAGTTTTTTAGCTTCTTGTTCTGTCATACCAGTTTCTCTGGATAGTTTTGCTGCACCGACACCATAGGTAGCTGAGTAATTAACAACCTTATAGTTTTTTCGTAGTGACTTTAAATTAATTTGACCTGCATTATGCTTGTCGATATCTTCTTGTGTCACCGCACCAGCATGTTTAGCTAAGTCTAAGTGTGGATCAAATCCATCCTGAGACATTTCTTCTACATACTTAGGGTCATATGGTTTCATATAGTGACGCTTAGTTGTATCTTCAAGTGATGTCATATCTGCACCACATAATACATAACCTTCTGGTGCTACAAGACAACCACGTATTTCTTTACCCCAAGGCTTATCTATACCCGGAAGATTTACTAAAGGCTTTTTGTGTTTGAATCTTAGTGTATTAGTAAGACCTTCAATCTCTGCCTTAACATAACCATCAACTTCACACTCTAACATACCTTTAAAGATTCCAAGCCTGTGTTGAATAACGGTAAGGCCATCAAGCACACTGACTGTAGGGTTGGCATCAATTAATAATTTAACTGAGTTAGTAAGCTCACCATTCTTTCGTACTTGTGGTATCTTACGATCCTCAACAAACTTAAATGTACAGGGCTTCCAACCTAGATCAAACAGCCATGCCTTTACTTGATCACTGGACTTAGGGTTAGGCTCTTCAACTCCTTTTACTATTTCTATTTCACCGATATAGTCAGAGGGATGCATATGCTCTAGAAGTAAAGCATTCCATTCAGCACCCTGTTTAGATAGAGAACCATCTTTCTTATGCATTACCTTTGGCTTTGACTTCTTTCTAAACAAAGTACGCATAGGCATTACTGTTTTTAACTCAGTAATCTTTTCGTCCTGTTCAGCTTTAAGCTTAGCTACACAATCTTTAGCTAAATCAACGTCAAGCTTCCAGCCACTTTCTTCTGCAGCATAAGCACATTTCATTTTGAATGTAAGGTACTGAAAGAATCTATCAAGGTTAGATTTATCTTTGTAAACCATCATGAATCTTTGGATAAGATTTTCCCAAAGTCTTTTGGTTATCTTAACATCTTCTTGACACCTATGTATGTACTCTTCTTGAGATAAGTTTACCCAATCATTTATCTCAGGCTTTGGTACACCAAAGTCTTCACCAAAAGAATCAAGATTGTGCTTAGGTCTATCAGTATTAATTACCCATGACATAGGTAATGTATCATACAACTTAGCTTTGATCTTAATACCTAAGATCTTTTCTAGTAATGGTACATCGTAACGTACAATGTTATGACCTATCAAAACCTTTTGATTAAGTAGTATGTTTCTCATTGCATCATAGTCACTGGTAGAACCCATAGGGATTCTATCAGTAGTGAACGACATGCAATGTATTTTAGTGGCCTCATCTAAGAGGCCATCAGCTTCTACATCAAATATCATTACGCCACCTGTGATTCTTGTGTAAACAAATCCTCTCTTAGTATGGTTGTTGATGGATCATAGTATACTGATCCAGCCCTACCTAACTTAGCAAAGGGTCTGTTTTTATCTACGATAAAGGTTGTTGTATTCTGTTCTACCTCGTCCTCACTTTCTGCTGTACGTTCTAGCTTAATACAGATGATTGCCTCTTCCTCAAGTGATGCAGCATACTTAGTACGTCCATCATCATTGACTTGAGAGATAAAGATAACACCAATGTTTAGCTCCTTAGCTAACTGAGCCATACGTGAGCCTAGTGTAGTCAATGTGCTAGTAGCACCATCTACACCTGAGTTAGATAGGTAGGCTAGACGTTGTACATGGTCAATAAATATATAGCCAGCACCATACACTGTAACAGCTAGACGTACATAATCTAGCAGCTTGAGTGGGTCATCGTGTGACATCATCTCAAAGATAATTGTCCTTTCACCTTTGGTTGCAATCTTAGCCGCTTCAATAACGTTTTGCTCTGACACGTTGTTGTTGGCAGCATCTTCTTTAGTTCTAACGTTTACACCTAGATGATATGTAGCCATAGCACGGTAGGTGGTAGACTTCATTTCTTCCATGTGCAGCATTGCTACTGATGTATCACCATTGTTAAGTAACCCTGTCTCAAAGTATCTGATCACCTCAGTCTTACCAGTACCACGAGGGGCTTTGATAAATGTCAATCCACCCTTAACCATACCACGAATCTTTTCGTCCAAGCCAGTGTGACCTGTTGGTACGTACTCATATGGATTCTCATTCTTGATTGCTGCTTCTACATCAGCATCAGAACAAAAGAAATTCTCTGGTGTATAACGTTGTGGTGATCGTGCAGCCCACATAAGTTTCTCATGCTTACCTGTTTCAAGAAACTCATTAGCATCCTTGCACTCAGTCATAGGTACATAATAAAACTTTTCAGGGAATGCCTGATACAATTTATCTGCAGCCCTACGTCCTGCATCATCAAGCTCACCTGCATACACAATTTCTTTGAATGATGTTAGGTATTTTAGGTTGTGCTTGATGAACTTTTCACCAATAGATGCAGAAGGTAAAGACTTAACAGGAAATGTTTTGCCAAGGATCTGATACAAACTAGCTGCATCAAACTCACCTTCTGTAAGATAGATACGTTTACCTGTACCAGCATTGAACTCAGGGCCAAACAGGTGGTTCATACCTAAGCCACGATCTTTGACCCATGATTTTGATTTGTCATTACACATACGGTATTTAATTGTGTGTGGGTACTTATATGCATAGCGTATATCCTCACCGTTCGGGCCAGTCTGTATTTGTATACCATATAGTTTGCATACATCAGGATCAATACCTCTGATGCCATCATACTTCACACCAGTGACTTGTATGTTTTGTGGTTGGATACGTTCTTTCAAGGGGTACTCCTGCTTAACCCAATCAAATGTAGTGGGCATGTTTTTCATTGGGTATGCCCTACTGCATGAGTGACAGTGACCGTAACCATCATCATTCCAATTGAATGCATCTGAAGAGCTACAGTCTTCATAAGGGCAGGGTGAATGTGGATTATCTGACATTTGTTTTTCCTTTGATAAAGGTTTTTAAAATTCTGAAACCGAAGTATAGCAGCCAAAGAGGTATGAATGCAATACTACCTACGACAACAGATAAGGAAATTATGTACGGTATATACTCACTTACTGACAAAGGTTCTATTCCTTTGAATAGATCTAGTACGTTCTTCCTTAGTCATAGGTCTTATGTATCGTTTGTAGTCTACTACAATACCTGTATTCCACCTTGTTGATTCGGCTTCTGCTTCTTTTTTTGTTTCAAATAAAAGAACTTCTGAATCATAAGTCCAAGGATTTTCCTTTCGTACTAAAGTATACTCACCTTTTTCTATTTCAATCTGAACTGCGTACATCTTCACTCCTTTCTGATTCTAAACCTCGCTTTACTAACTCAACAAACCCAACGTCAAAGATAGCCATAAAGGTTTCTGGATCACACTCTACTTGTAGTGTAGCACTACCATCCTCGTGTTCTTCTATGTCAGTTATTTTTATTATGTCACTCATCATTCATTCTCCCTTAATGCTTCCCACGATACAGGAAACAGCTTAGCCATCTCTGTGTCAATGTGCCCAGCTACAACCTGTGTCTCGTACTGTGTGTCAGACTTACAACGTAGGTTACATATGTCAGCAAATGCATCTAAGCTACCTGACCAGTACCACTCTGTCATCATAGACTGTGGCAGTACCATACGTGCTTGCTCAGGTGCTACACCCTGTTCCAGTAGGTAGTTATATGTCTCTAGACTGTAGACATTTATCTCAGTCGGGTGGTAGGCTTGCCGCATTTGGTGATCCTCATAG